TGAAGAACTAGAGACTTTTAGTACAGAAGCAGAAGTTAGATAACTATAAAGACCACCTTCTGCCCATACTGTTTCTAAAGTATTTCCAACACTTGTATTATTACCAAATTTAAAAATATTTTTATGATTAAATATTTGTTCTCTAGCAACCTGTAAATAAAAGGGTTCGTGTTTACCAAATCTTGTAATTGAACTATATACTGCCATTATTTTTTACCTTTTATTTTTTTCTTTTTAATTTTTTTAGTAGCAGGCTTTTTAATTTGTTGTGAGATACTACTTCTACTAATAGCCATTACTTACCTCTTAACCAGTCATACCATTTTCTTTTATGCTCTTCTGATTCCTTTGACGTGCTTTTGATTCTTAGGCGGTGCTTTTTTGCTTTTGCCCTTTCCTGCCCATAATTTTTTATCTGCCCAATAAGCTGCTGACATCTTACCCTTTTGTATATTTTTTTTGTGGCGAGCCTTAAAACTTTGTCTAGCTTCTGGAGAATAGTTGTGACCCATTGAAGAATCACCATAGTGTATAAGCTTAATCTTATCGCCTTCCTTAGCCAAGACCATGCCTTTTTTACCTGCTCTGTCAGACCTTTTAGGTTTATTAAATCCTGCAAATTTTTTCCCACGATACTCTATCCCTCCTGATGGTAATCTTTTAACTCCTGGAAACTTATTCATTTATGCCATCCTATACTTTTTAACTTTCTTTGCAATCTTTTTAGGTTGTTTCACAAACTGTTTACCTTTTTTAGTTCCTTCTCTTTTAGCTTTAGTTGTTGCTGCATATTCCTTGTTCGACAAAGTGTCAATCGCTTTTTTAGGTAAATACCTCTCACCTGTTTCAGAAGACTTCTTACCACTCTTAGTAGTCCATTTTTGTTTAGTCCACTTAGACAACTTATTAGTAGATTTCTTTTTGCCTGAATATGTACCTCCTGAATCTTTATAATATTTAACAGCGAGTTGCATAGCTCTTGCAGAATGTTTTCCACCCATCTTTGCTTTTGCTCTTGCCTTAGCTGCTTCCCATTTCTTAGGGTCTCTCTTAACTGCAGTAGACATATTACTTTCCTTTATAAGCTTCCTTTATTTCTTCTATTGTTCTTTTACATCCTATACATATATTATCTTTTAATTTGCATACTCCTATACAAGGTGTTTCTAAAATCTTCCTATCCATTTACCTACAAACCATGCCATCAATCCTGCAAAAAATATTACACTTATAAATGCAATTCCATAACCAACATATTCCATCAACTCTTCTTTACGTTTCTCTGCCATCTTTTCTTGATAACGTCTAGATTTACGAGCTTCTGCTTGGAATGCCTGCCAATCTTGCCATAGTCCAGGTCTACCTAGATATATCATAATCTTCTTGAGTTCTTCTTCTTTTTCTTTTATTTGCTCAAGAGCCATGAACTCTTCTAAGTCTGTACCTCCTATACCTTTAGATTTCTTTTTCTTTAAACTTTTTTCTATTTCTTCTTTTGCAAATACAAAATCACTTATTTGTTGAACACAACCTGAAAGTTCTTTGCCGTTAGAAATAAATTCTTTTATTATACCGAATGCGGCATTTGCTGCGGCTAGTTCTGCTAACATATTAGTTTTTCCTTATGGGTTTGCAATATGCTGTTATTTGTAGATTAGCTCCTTCCTTTTGTGGTATTGAAGGTTGGTTATGTAGTCTTTCTGCAAAATACAAACATCTATCTATATCTTGGAAGGTTTGTGTTTGGTCTACTACTCTTAATCCCATCATAAACACTAACACAAACTCAATCATTTATTTATACAGGTACTCCTTGTACCTCCTCATTCTTTTCTTGTATATGACATTCACAGTTACATTCTTCACAATCACACTCATAACACTTACAAGTTTCACATTTATCAGGCTTTTCCATACTTCTTCCTTATTTGTTCTTTTCCTTGCTTGGCAAGTTTTGCTTGTTCCTTTTTCCCAGATACTTTGGCTCGTTGTTCAAGGACTGTAAGTATTTGTATTTTTCTTGCATAAGGCTTATTAATTTTTTTAACTTTAGATATAGTCTCCTTAGCATCTGATATGGTTGCATACTTAATGCGAACAGTATCCTTAGGATTTTCATCTGTGTACAGCCTTCTGCCTGAACCTTTAGGTTTTTTACCTGTGCCTAGTTTAGGGTCTTTTCCTTGCTTTACCATAACCTTTTACCTGTCTTGCAGAAGATGTATTTCCTTTATATGTTTCAGCTTTTTCAGGCTTGTCATATAAACCTGCAATCAATCCTCCACCTGATTTATTAGTAACTTCAAAACCACTTCTATTTTTACTCTTAGGATTTCTTTTATATGATTTAAGAGGTTTTTCTACTGAACCATCAGGTTTAAATTTTAACACTCCTTCTGGATACATATAGCTCATTTTATCCCCAGTTCTTTTTCCTGTACCATATTTCCTTTCTGCGATAGGGTCACCTGCTGCAACTTGCTTTGCTCTTCTTCTAGCTGTCGTTACATTACTTGAACTTTTCTTTATAGCTTTTATAGGATTTTTAATTATATCCATTAAACCAACTTTTTCCATATTTTTAAGTTGATATGCTTTAGAAGCTTTATATTTAGCATTTTTATCTAATTGTTTTTGAGATATAGTTTTATCCTTAGTGCCTGCTTTAAATGCCTTAAACTTTACACCCTTACCTGCACCTTTAGTATCTGCTTCTTTTCTTTTAAGCTTGTTACCTGTACCTATTATTCTTGCAGTTTTCTTAGGCATTGCTCGTTTCTTAGGCTTGCCTGTCATGTGTGCTAAGAAATCTGAAAAGCTATCATATGCAACATTACCTTTTTTATCTATAAACCTACCTGTGTAGTCATCAGCTTTAGTTTGAGGTAGTGTTTGTTTCTTTACTTTAGCTGTAGTAGGTTTTGTTATTTTAGATGTGTCAGGTCCTATATCTTTAGAAGGTGTTACTTTTTTATTTTCTTTTGCACCTATTTTAGAATCATCTGTATTTATAAGAAAAGGTACAGTTGAAAGTAATGCTGTACCTGCTGCAATTTTACCTTTGTTTCTTTTTAGAAAGCTTGTAGGCTTAGGTGTAGGTCCTGCAGGTTTTTTATAAACTTTAGGAAAAGGTCCTGCAGGTTTATTGTATACTGTCTTACCTTTAGCAACTGTTTTCTTTTGTCTATTTTGTCTGTTTTGTTTTGCTTTATTAATCTGGTTTTGTTTTGAAGAAACATTTTTAGGTTTAGGCTGAGGACCTATTGGTTTATCGTATACTTTAACACTTTTAGGTTTAGGCTGAGGACCTATTGGTTTATCATATACCTTTTTACCCTTTTTAACAACTTCTGTTTTTTTAGACTTTTGTTGTTTTATTTGTCTGTTTTGTTTTGCTTTTTCAAGTTGTTTTTTCTTTGATAACTCTTCTGCACTAAATACCTTTTTAGTTTTTTTACCACCACCTTTAACATACTTTTTGTAAGCATCATCTATAGTTTTGCCAAGACCTTTACCTAAAGATAAAGTACCTTTAATACCTGTTCCTATACTCATTACTTGCTCCCCTTTTTCATTGCTTTACCATAGCCACGCATTGCTTGACCACAGCCACGTATTGTTTTTCCTTTAGTACCTGACTTAAATGGTACACCTGTTCTTATTGCAGTGTCAATCATATCAATACTGTCATATACACCCATAGGCATAAGAGAAAGCATTGCACCTTTTAATTTACCAAGTTTACTTTTACCTATAGTTTTCTTTTTAGTTCCTGCTTTTGCTTTAAGTATACCACCTGATTTTCTAGGTATTACACCAAACTTTTCTTTTACACCTTTTGCTGCAGGCTTTCTATTTGCTAAATTATCAAGCTTCATTTTTAAACTACCTATTAATTTAGGTTTAGTTTGATTTTGCTTTTCAATTAATTTACTAACTCTATTTTTAATAGATGCATAAGGACTTCCTTTTTTAGCATTTTTAATTAAAGGTCTATTTTTTAAATCATTTAGAGTTGCCTTTGCAGGATTAGACATAAGACTTTTTTCTACTTTAGCCAAAGTTTCATTTAATTTTTTAAATTCTACTTTACTAAAAGTTTTTTGATATTCTAGTAAACCTTTAACAGTTTTTCTTTTTCTTATTTCAGGAGACATTGCATTTAACTCTTTTTGAGAATACATTGTCTTAGTTGTTATTTTTGGTTTTTCTTGTTTAGCAACTAAATTATTTGCAAAACTCTTATTAGGTCCTCCAAAGTCACCCTTGTTAATTTTAAGAATTTGTTTCTTAATATTTTTTTCAGTTGCCATTGTGCCTTTAAGCTTGTCACCTATGCTTAATGTTTTTCTTTTAGGAAACTTTTTAAGTTCTGTGGCTGCAACTGCAGGTGTTTCTTCAACCCCTTTATCAGTTTTAATTTTTTGAGTTCCTCTTGCAACAGACTCTCTAAGTTTGTTTGCTATCTGAGAAGATGTTAAAGCAGGAGGTATATTACCTCGCACAACATCTAACTCTTCTGATTTGCTTTTAAAAAATTTTTCAGGAAGAACTTTTAACTGAGCCATTCTTCTCATGCGTCTTGTTTCATTACTCATCTTAGGAGTTAAGGGTGAGTTTACACTTTCCATAAGATTAGGATTTACATATTGTCTAGTAGCAGGACTTACTCTTCCTTCTTTTAATATTTGAGATGCAGACTTTCCTTTAGCTTTAGGACTAAGAACCATAACTCTATCTGCTAATTTAACTGTTGATTTTTCTCCTGTGCCTTCAGTATCTTTTCTTAAACCTTTTATTTTCTTTTTAGCATCAGAAACCATAGCTGTTCTTTGCATTTTTTCTTTAGGGGTAAGACCTGTTAAATCTTTTTTCTTTGCTCTATTACTTCTTTCAACCATATAAAAAGCTTTTTTAGGTTTATCTTGATAGCCTTTACCATCAGGAGACCTTTTTATAACATTATTAATGCTTATTCTTTTTTGACCTTTATCTTTAGCTTCTTTAAACTTTTTAGAATATATAGCTCTAAATTCAGAACTACCTTCTTTAATACCTTTTGGTTTAGGAGCTTTAGCTTTCTTTTCAGCCTTTGATAAAGTCTTTATACCTTTTAATATTTTAGATGCTACCATGTTTTTCTCCTAGTATAATCTATTAGGTGTTGCAGGTCCTGCTTTCATACCACCTACTTTACCACCACCAAATAATTTCTTTTTAGCTTTGCCTACTGCAAATTCTACATTAGAGTCTTTACCTGACCTTTCCTTCATGTACATTTTTTTCTTAGGTCTAGGCTTTGGCATTGCAGTAGATTTAGGTGTAAATGGTTTTACAGTTTTAGGTGTAGGGTCTGATTGTGTTTGAGACTTTTTACCTTTTAAGCCTTCAATAGCAAGACCTATACCTGTAGTAGTTGTTACACCTTTACCAAAAGATTTTGCTTTTTCTCTTCTTGTAGTTCTTTGTTGTTTAGTTGCTTTTTTAGTTTTAATTTGATTAGGACTAGGTTTACCTAATATAGATACAGTATTACCTTTAGAATCTTTTTTATTTATTTTTTTCTTTACTGCATCACCAACTTTTTTAATAGTTTTTAATGCACCACCTACAAACTTTTTAGTTACAATTTTTTTCATTGTAGGATAATTCTTATCATCTTCATATACAAGTTCATGTGTTGGTTTTTTATTTATTTTTTTCATTGTAGGATAATTCTTATCATCTTCATATACAAGTTCATGTGTTGCTTTTTTCTTTCTTTTTCCTTTTGTTATAGGTGTACCAACAACTTTACCTGTCATTCCTTTAGGTGGTAGCATTTTTAAAACTTCAGAAGGAGATAGTCCTTTATAAAGTTTTGGATTTTTTCTTATTGCAGCTTCAACTCTTTGAGCATTTGCTTGACTCATTGATTTAGAAGGCATAGATTTTCTCATCATTTCCATTGCCATTCTTGCAGCTTTAGTCATTCCCATTATTATAATCCCCCTAGTATTGTATTATCACCTCCTGCAGGACTTGCAGGTGTTTCCATATCATCTCTTCTGGTTCTTCTTGCTTGGTTACGAAGAGCCTGAACTTCTTCTTTATATCTTGATTCATATACAGTAATTGCTTCATAGTTTTTCATAAACAATAAAGCTTCTACCATAGATGCATTATACAAGGCATTATAACAAAAGTCTGAAAAGTAATTTGTATCTGATGCAGAGCTTAGTGTTGTAGGTCTTGATATATGTACTATTACTCCATCAACAGTTGACACTGCAGTAGGTGCAATCAGTATAGTTGTGTTATCTCTGCGTGCATAGTATTGAGGTGTTCCTGTGCTTGCACTTACATTCCAGTAATCATTTAAAAATTCATCAGTTCTTTGTAGTAAATTTATTTTAGTACCTGCATTATTAATGTTAAAGTTTTTTAATATTCTTGTTCCTGAAGGAAGGTTAATAATATTCTTACCACTTGAAACTGCAACGGAAGTATAAGTAACTAAACCATAATCATCTAAGTCTTTTGTTAATCTTAACTCTGCTCTATTAACAAATTTAGGTATAGCACTAGTAAAGTCAGAGTTATCATTCTCTGTAGTCTCTATTATGTCATTTACTAGATATGTATAATTAGCCATAGAAAACTGTTATAGTTGCAGTTGAAGTTGGAGCAGAAACTTTAACAGGACCTATCATTCTTACACCACTATCAGGTATCATAATGTCTCCTGCATTTACATTTGTAGTTCCTACAAACTTTATATTACTTCCTGAAGTGCTATCATTTTCATTTGTTTGACTTCCTGTAATAAGGAATGTACCTACACCACTAAAAAACACACCTCTTACTCTTGTATCTGCAACAGTTACACTTGAAAGAGTATCTAATACTGCTCCACTGCCTGTTACAAATCCTGTTCTAATATTCGTTGACATGTAATTCTCCTTAATATATTTATTATACAAAAAAATAGGGAAGGATGCAAAGGCTATCCCTCCCTTTTTTTATTAAGTTATTAACTTACAGTCATCTATTAGGATGAACCTGAAGCTCCATAATAACTTCTCCAGTCAGAAAAACCAAAGCTATATCTTTCTCTAGCTTTAAATCTTACGTTTCCTGTATCGAAGTCTGGCTCCATTTTTGTCTGTAATGGTGAACGTACAAACATTTTTGCTCCATTAGGACAATCAGTTTTTAAGAACCATGCATTCGTATCAGTGAACCTTCTATTTACAAAGAATCCACCTGGAACCATGCCCTGATTTCTGATTGAGTTAATGTCGTTAACATTTGTTGCACCATTTGCAGCAGTTGTTGGATTAACCCCAATAGTTGTTGACATTGTACTATTTAGAATTTGGTCTGCAGTAAATGCCAAGTCAGAAGGTATATGCAATGACTGAGTCTGAAGACCAATCAAAATACCTCTGTCATCTTTTGCTTTAGAAATAGTAATCAATGCTGACTCTAAAGAAGCTTCTGACAAGTCAGTTGCACCTAAAGTATTTGATTGGTTACCATCACCTATAGTTGGGTGTGAAGCAGAAAAGAAAGGCTGTCCATCCCCACCTACAAAAGATGCATTAAAACCATTATTGTACACATCTGCAGCTTTAACCTGCTTAGTATTAGCCATTGCTCTAGCTAATCCCTTTGCTCTTAATTTTGCAAAAGTGTCATAAAGGTTGTCTTCCATTGCTTCTTCAGTAATCGCAAAAGCCAGTGCAACTGTCTCATGTGTATACCTTGAAGTGAAAGACTCTTGAGCATCATCAAAGGAAACTGCAGCACCTTCTGCTTTAGTCGGTGCAGTACCAAATCCTGTAAATAATACTTCTTCTTCAAATGCCCTATCTGAGTTTTCAACTTCAAATAGTGGCTTATGCTCATCAGAAACTTCTCCATACTCCATGCCAAAAACAGCATTAAGTCCGGGAAGAAGTTCTTTTGATATACTTGCTCTATTTATCGCCATAGTTTATCCTCCCCTTAACCTAATAAATATGCTGTAATAGTTGCAGGAGCAGAAACGATAGGTGTCAAGAAGTTGTCAGTATGCTGAACTAATCTAGTATTTAATTTTAGAAAAGCTCTTTCTGCTGATACATCTACTTGGTTACCTGGCTCATTTACATAATCCAGTGTACGCACCATTGCGATTCCTGTAGTTCTAGTTGAAGCATCTATACCATGTCCAGATTTACCTGTAAATGTAGAACCTGCTCCTAGAACAACTCCGAAGTTTTGAGAACCATGCAAGTCTCCTGCAGTAACAGACGCATCTGCCTGTACTTCAAAAACTTGGTTTGGGTCATCAGCAACTATTCCATAGGCATCTGTAGTAGAAGTACCTGAAGGAAAGTATGCCTTAAATTTTTGTTCGCCGTTCTCAACATATCTGCAACCCATGAAGACACCCTGAACTACTTCAGTAGTAGTTGTAATAACTTCTAAGTTACCTGCATTTATTCTTACTAGGTCACCAGTAAAAATATTTGCACCATAACCTGAAGCTATAGGATATTCATTAGTTCCAATCGCATTTGGGTTATTACCACGTTTACGAGATGGTGAGAAGCCAAACAATGCTGCACTTGTAGTCATAGTTTTTTCTCCCTTAAATTAAAATTAACAATCACTAAGACTACTACACACTAGACTAATCTTGAAATCTAGGTGTCTTACCCTTAGTAACCTGACTTTTACTATTATTTCTAATAGGCATACGAGAATTATTCCCACTCATTAACTGCTGATTAACTGCATCAACCATTTCTGAGCTTTGGTTCTCGTAAAACTTTTGTCGATTTTCTGCTTTTTGTAATGGCATTTTTGCTAATGCTAAGTCTCCACGACAGACTGCACCAGTATATCGACCTTCATCCCTCACGAAGGATGTATGTTGAATTTCAGGAACTTCATTAATATCTACAAATTGCCAACCTTCTTGTATTCGCTTGCCAACATTTGTATAATCGTCTTTTCCACGAAGATTTATACGTATCCAACGAAGAGCCATGCCCTCGTTTCTAAAACGATTAGAAACATTTTCTGGAATCTCAAGCATATTAGGTTCTCTAAATTCCATATCCTGTTCCCTATTATTGAGTTCACGACTTTCAGTATTACGTGATTTTGCCATTGTACTTGTTCGTGTCATTTTAATTTCCCCACACTATTTATTGTAAACTGTAGTATAATCGCCTTCAGATTTTTCAACCTTCAGCTTTTCTGCAGCATATTGTTCAAGAGGTATACCCCATTTTTCTGCAAGTCGCATATCTTCTTTAGATAGTCTAACCTTCTTGCCCTTAGACGAGGATGAAGGAGTGCGTGATGCTCCTCCGACTACTTGAGCAGGAGATGTCGTTTCCTGCTGACGAGTGTCAACTCCATACCTTTCAGGATATTGTTGACGAAGTCTGTTATCTATTTCATTATAGAAATCTTCTTCAGAAGGGTCATAACCCTCTCCTTTTAATGTTTGGTCTAGTTCTAATGCTAACGTAGTCATTACTTGGTCTTGACCAAACCAAGGATTTTTACCTGCCCAATCTAATGCAAGCTTATCATACTTTACATTTGACTGTGGCTTTGCAGTAGGTTTTGCAGTTTCTTTTGCTTCAGTAACAATAGGTTTCTGTGTTTCATATTGTTGTTTTGCAATCTTTAATGCATTAGCATCATTCTGAGCATTGTTCAAGTTTTCTTGTGCATTTACAATTAAACTTGAGTCTCCTGATTCTAAAGCCTGCTTATAAACATCTTTTGCCATTTCAATACGACTTTTAATTTGCTCTTCAGTCGTTTCAAAACTTTTGGTAAAAGAAGTTTCTGCTTCCTTTTGTTGAGCCTTTAGTCTTTCTTCAAGCTCTGCCTGCCTTGAAATAAGTTGTTCAATTTGTTCCTCTCGTTCTTTCTTCTGACGAACTAATTGTCTTATTCTTTTTTCTGCTCCTGAAGAATTTGCTTCAGGTTTTTTCTCAGGTACAACTTCTTCTGTCTCTGTTTTTACTTGAACTTCTGGTGCAGGCTGTTCTGGCTTTGTTTCTACAACTGCCTGTTCTTCCTGACCTTCTATTTCAAACTCTACTTTGTCTTCTTCTTTATTTTGCGATTGTGAAGTATCAATCGTAGACCACTCATTATCTGGTGTCATTCATTTCTCCATAGTTTGCGAAACTAAGTTTACGCATATTTTTGATTATATATTAATTTCAATTACTTTGCAAGCAAGCTTAAGAAATTAATTTGATAAGTTATATGTTGGGTCTAAATCTTTAGGGTCTTCTACAACCATAGAAATCTGGTCATCATATAACAATAGTAGTTTAGTACCTTTATAAAAAAACTTTTGACCTGAATGTTTACCATAACATACATAGTCTCCTGCTTTACACCAAGGTCCTTTTGGAAACTTTGCTTCATCTAAGTAAGCTGAGTCTCCTACTGTAAGAACCTTACCTACTGTAGTTAAGTAAGCAATGTCATTCTTTACAGAATCAGGTAAGTATAATCCACCTTTTGTTTTTTCTTTTATTGATATAGGTCTTACAAGAATATGAAATCCTGGAATAGTAGGGAGTACTGCAGGGTCTTCTACATGCTCCTCTGTTATCCACATATCATTCTTTGTTGCTGCTCCCATACTTGGTTGTTGCATTAATCGTCATCCTCTTCATCTAACATTTTTCTAGTTATGTTTTTAATTTCTGCTTTAGCCCATTCAATACCTGCAATGCGACCTACACAGTTCATGTACGTATGATAATCTGAAGCTGAACCATATGCAAGGGAATTTTTTATTGTTTCGATTTCTTTATCTAATGCTCTACTTATTTCATCTGATAGCATTTATTCTCTTTCTTTTTTTGCATCTTCAAGCATTTTAATAAGAACGTCAGAAGTCTTTATACTTTCTGCACT